GTCGTCTGACGCTCCCTAGGCCCAGTCACTACACTCCGTCTCGACGCTATCGCCTCTTTTGGACGGCCTGCGCTGTTGGCAGGCTCTAACGCCGCGACGAAACCAGCCTCCCCTGCTGTCTCAAGCCGTACTGTACTTTCTCCTGTCTCCCGCCCACCGCCCGCTGGTTCTCTGTCACTCCGCCGCGGTTGGTGGGACCAACAGGAAGGGTCCACACTGCGTCACAACTCCAAGTCGACGGCCGCTACTGACCGGAGCCGCTGCTCCGGGTCGTTCCAGACCGTCTCCTCGGGTGTGATGCAGGTGGCGTCCTGCTGGTAGACCTTGCGGAACTCCCACAGAGCTGGTGGTGTCAGGCGGGCATACTGTGCCTCCGCCTCTAGTTGCTCTGCTACGGTTATTCCGAAGGCCTGAAAGAAGCACGTCCGTGCCTCAGGTGTGACTGGTGCTAGGTAGTCGCCCTCTAGACCGACTTTCTGCTGCCTCGCCCGGTACCCAAACTCTCGCCCTAGTGTGCGTCGCAGCCGCTTGCTCCCCTTAGTGACCCGCAGTAGGTGGTAGGCACAGGCCTGCGCGACTGGCAGTCCTGACGACGTCACCGCCTCGCACAACGCCACGCTCCTGACGTACTTCAGCCACGTGGGCCGGTCGAAGAAGTGCGAGGGTGTCGACAGGATGGTGCCCGTGCTGCGGTCTGGTCTGCGCGCCATGGTCCAGTGCCCGTGTGTCTTGGTTGGGAGAGGCCACCGCTGCCGCTTGTCGTCTAGCGGCTCCTGGTCGATCGGGCCGCCCACTCTCACGGGCCGGCTGCGACAGAACTCGACCCACGGTGCCAAGGTTGGCCGTGGTGGTGCGAGTTTGTCTCCTCCTGGTGGCGCCGCCCACCCGCCAGTCATCTTGAACCCATAGCCCCAGGCAGCCTCCTTGAACGCGACGCGCAGGTCCTGCGCTGGCATGCGTCTCTCGTACTCACTGTAGTCTAGGAAAATCAAGCAGTCGTCTCCCCGGTTCCCTACTGAGTAACGCTCCACGCCGAGGTCAGACATGATGGCTTGTACCAAAAGTATAACAACGATCTTGTTACCCAGTGCTGTGTCGGGGTCGCCTGAGGCTCGATTCCCGTTGAGCTTGTAGCGGATGCCGTGTGCCGTCTTCCCGCGCGAGTAGAGCTGAGCCTCGGTGCAGCGCTCGTAGTAGTCCACGCCTCCCACACTGCACACCATTTTGTAGAACTGGTGCGTGTTCTTCAGGTGGGTAACGGCTACGTGCCTGTCGAACTTGCTCGCGTCGACACTCAAGACCAGCGGGACTAGGTAGAGCGCCATGTGCCGAAGGATTAGGTCAGCACACGCCTCCGCGGTGATGCCGTCAAAGACCCAGGTGAGGTCGATCTGGCCGTGCCAGGGTACCTTGGTTGGCCCGTTGTACTTGTAGAAGAGCTTCTCGATGGGCTTGATCACGCGTCCGTAGTGAAGGTTGTAGCGGATGCTCCGGTACTGGATGAGCCGGGATACCAGCGGCTTGCCCTCAGCAGGCTTGCCAGCCAAGTTCGAGTTCTCTAGCTTGACGAAGGCACTTAGGGTCAGGTGGTAGTGCTGCAGGGTGAAGTCGCCGGACTCGAGCATTTCTCTCAGCTCAGCCTCGTACTGCCTCCGCTTGTGTGCGGGAGCAGCGGCCACGACTCGCTTGAGGGACCACGGCTGCAACTTCTGGTCTCCGGCCATGTGGTAGAAGCTCCGGACCATGCGCCACATTTGTTTTCTGTAGCGCCTGGCCGCCCCTAGGGACATCGG